TCTTTTGACAGTTTCATACAAACTCTCTGGAGTAGAAAGTGAATCGATAATCTTCACTTGGTTAGTGTATGTTTTGAGCGTTTGATTTGCTAATTTAAGAACCTCGTTGGCGTTGAACTTTTTAATCTTTTTGATTTCTTCTTTCACATTACTAGGTATGTCTTTAGCGACAATTTCATTTTCTGTGACCTCGATTACATCTTTATCGACTTCACGGTACGAAAGTAAAAAGACCTTTTCTGCTTTTTCATTTAACGATTTTAATTGCTCTTTGCCAATTTTAATGAACTCACGCTTTAGAGCCAACCTTGATGCAATTTGCTTATTTTTCCATTTTTCAGGATTATCTAAATACTTCATCAACTGCTCTTGGTTTCTAATGACAAAAGTATTCTCAATTCGAGAATACTCCTCGCCTAAGATATCGATTAAATCATCAATACGTTCTTTAACCATTATTCATTACCAAGTGGATTATATCCACCAAGTGCATCAGCGGTTATTGATCCTTGCTCTTTTAATTCTTCCGCCATTGCTTTTTGTTCAGCTTCAGATAAATCTGGATAAACTTGTTTTACAAATTCTTCATAAGTGATTTGACCTTGTGTTAACGCATTTCCAAATGTTGCTATTCGACTTGCTAAGTCAGTATCACCGAATGCTTTTTTAAGAGCTTCATTTGCGGTATCTTCATCTTCGCCATACCACTTTTTTCTGAACTCTAATTTTGACATGACACCGCTTTCGACATCTTTTCTGTCGTTTTCTTTTTCAGTGGTTTTGTCCTCGATAATAGAATCATCAAATTGAATTTCGACTGCATCAGGTTCAGCGAATTTAATGTCAGTGAACGTGTTAGAAGCATACATGATGGATTTCATTAAAGTTATCATCGCTTTTTCTAAAATGCCTTCATGCTTTTTCATGTTCCTAAAGGTATCAGACTTTTCACTAATAACTTGAGTTGCAGTCATAACACGACCTTTTTCAAAGCGGTAATAGTCAACACCTAATCCGACTTGCTTCGATAAGAAATTTAATTCGTCTTGAATTGCCTGGCTATGTTCTGCAGCTCTTAAATTATCGGTAACATTAACAATAAGTGGTTTATCTTCGCCATTGATGCTTGTTCCAACTGGTAATTGATAAATGACTGTATCATCAGGATCGAATGAATTTTTGACTTCACCAGTTTCTTTATCGACTTCACCTAATTTGGAAGAAACATAAGTTCTTTTCTTGCCTTGTAAGAACTCAACATTATAAGAATCGTATTTGACATCAATTGCCTTTAATGTATCGACTGCGTTTCCAAAAATTGAAATTGGAAGCGGTGAGTCGATTTCAAGGTTATTAGTAATTCGAGGATAAATAAGAACGAACCACGGATTTTTAGAACCAGTATGGAATACAGTTGGTTTTTCTTTCTCTTTTGAACCATTTTTGTATTCGACTTGTTTGTAGATGTCATAAGTGCCATCTTCTGCTAACGCATGAATGACAATAACTGTTTTTTCTGTATCTTCAGTAACAAAGCCACATTCAACGCATCTGCCATTTTCCCATGTAATTGGAACGAGGTGATTTGCTGTGTGGGTAGTCAATTCGAGATGTGCGTTTTGGATGGATTTAATAAAACCTTGACCGTTTTCATCTTCGACAATTTCAAGACCATTGACATTGACCACTAAAGCACACATTGAAAGGGCGAATCCTTTTTCAACTGCTTCATTTGACTTGTTCCAAAAATCGAGATCAATCAATAAATCGTCCATTTTTTCTTGGTCAGCAACAACGATTTTGACTTTTTCATTCATCAATAACGATGCCCAGTCCTCACACACTTGCTTTGCCATTTTCATTGAAAGTCTGGTGCGATAGATTTTTTTCTGACCGTTGTAAACATAATAACGATGGAATGAAGGCACTTTGCCTTTATACCAATTCGCCCACACACTGATATAACTCGATGGTGATGCGATTATTTTCTTCTCTTTCAAAATGAGATTGATTGCGTTTGTATAATCCATACTCTACTCCTTTATTCCTCGTTCTTTGCTTCTCTATTCATAATGATAACTGATTTGCCACCATGAATTAAATCGTTATGATGTTTTTCGCCTGAATATTCCATAGCGTCCATTGTATCAATGTCACTTGTGCCATCATCAAGTCGAGTGTCTACTTTGTCTTTGTCCCAAACCGCACCATAGAGTGCATTTTGCATTGATAAGGTTTCGCCATTGTTCAATATCCAAAATCTATGTTGGTCGAGCATCATATTAACTAAACGGATTCTTTGCAAAATTGGAATCTTGATGCAAGGTTTAACATTTGTTTTCAAATGCCCTCTAGCAGCTGCAGTAGCAAGCCCACGTCCTAGCACTGGTTCGGCATTATCATAATTTGAATCAAATGCTTTGCAATATCTATTGTATATTTCATTTGCGAAATTAACAAACTTTGTTTTCAGTTGTTCATCATCGATATTTTCTTCAATGCGAACTGATTTAAGAATAATCCAATCTCTAAACCCTCTTGTAAAACCACTTGCGACAAATGTATTAGCAGAGCCATTACCATTATTGCCACCACCAAAGTCGATACCAACTTCCACCATGATTAAAGGCGGTAATTCTTTTTTGTCGAGTAAATATGAATCTGGATCATTGACGTAACTTGTATAAATCGCACCTTCAGGAGTGCAACGTTCACCTAATATATCTCTTCGATACCAAATACTCTTTTTATCGTATTGGCTTTCAATTTCTAATCTACGTTTTTCTGTGATTGCAAAGTTGTCAGCAATCGTGAAGTGCATATAGTTATATCCGCCAAGAAAATCGGATTTGTATTTGTCAATGTAATTTGAGTAAATCGGATGCTTTGGTGCTGATGGGTTCAAGTCCCATAACACTTTAGGTTTGATTGCTGCTACTTGTCTGCCAAACGCAACTTTAATAAATGAATTGTTATCATCGCTGTCATAATGCTGGTTGATTTCAGTCGCAATCCATAAGCCATAGGAGTTACCTAGAATTTTTTTGAAACTATCGGCTTTTGCACCGCCAGCAAATACAACAATCTTTTCGCCCGTTTTTGTCAAAATGTAAAGAGCTTCATTGTCTTTATATTTTCCCCATCTACATCTGCCTCTGAATAAATGTTCTAAACCGAACCCATTACAGTCACCAATATTCATTTTAGCGTTTGCAATAGTCGAGCCACTTGCTAAATGTATTCTATCTGGACAATCTTCCAGGTATCGGCATGCGATAATGCAGTTATCAATAGTTTTTCCACTTCTAACTGCACCTTCTGCCACCGACATTTTAGAGTTGATCGCTTTCCGAATGTAATATCTATGCTTTGGCGAGAATGGTTGCCACTTAATCGTTGCTGTCGTTGCCATTTTCTTCATCATCCTTTAGCAATGCAACCAACGGATTCAAATCTTCATAATCAGTGGATTTATCAGATTCAGATTCATCAGTCTGGTCATAATAATTCTTTCCAATCCAAATTGAAACAGTTTGATTTTTTTCAGCCAACTTTCTTTGCTTCATCATAAACTCGATTTTGCCTTCAATGCGGATTTTTTTTATAACGACAAGAGGGCTTCTTGTATTGTACGTCCTCTTCACCCATGACCACAACTGACCACCATTTGTCATAAAGAACTCTACTAGTTCTTGATTAGATAATCCAAGTTTGACAAGAGCTTCGAATTTTTGCTTATCAATATCTTCCACTTCAATTCTTTTCTTTGCCATATATATTATTTTATCTCATTTTTCCACATTTTATTCAATAATCTTGTTTAGACATAGTTTTATTCACAGGCATGCTATATATAATATACTTATACTCTTATCTTAATATTATTGAGGTAGTAACAAATAACACGCATACGTGCGTTTTGTAACAAAAAAAGAACCAAGACTGAGGTATTCAAGTCCTGGCTCTTTCCTCTTTATTCAAAAGAAGAACTAGACCAATGATAGAAGAAAAATTTACAAAAAACTTCTATCGTGAATATTCTAAACTATTCAGCTTTGATTTACGAGATTTTTTCTGCTTTTTTTCCTGTTAAAGTTTCCCAACGAGTAATAATGACATCAACATACTTTGGATCATATTCCATCATGTAGCATGTGCGGTTGTTCTGTTCACAACAAATTAGCGTTGTTCCACTACCACCAAATAAGTCTAATATAATACTCTCTTTATCTCCCTTATTTGGAAGAGAGCTATTTTTGATTTGATAATCAAATAATTTGATAGGTTTCATTGTTGGATGAAGGTCGTTTTTTAACGGTTTATCAAAGTCCATAACTGTTGTTTGTTTGCGGTCATTAAACCAGGAGTGAGATGCACCTTCTTTCCAACCATAAATACATGGTTCATGTTTCCATTGGTAATCTTGCCTACACATAACAATAGAGTTTTTTCTCCATATTAACTGTTGTTTAGCTT